TCAGACATTACGATGCCTCCATTTCAAAATAGTAGATAACTTCATAGAGCCGTTCTTCCGGTATCCATACTTCATCCCGCTCATAGTAGATGTCATGGTTAGTCAAAAGCTGTTGAACCCTGTGCTCAAGATCCAGGTCTTTTTTGTCTGTATAGAGTTCCATCTGAACGACATCAATTTCGTAGTAGTTGATACCATCGGCGGCAAAGTCGTCATCCTCAGGTAACAGGTAACAAATAAAAGGCGGCTCCGGTGATTCCCCTTCTGCAAAATGATGATAAGAAAAAGGAATACCGGTTTCTTCGAGTATTGCTAAGAGTTCATCCATTCTTCGACAAATCCCTTCTGATTAATGATTCAAGTTCTTCTGCACCATGTTCTTCAGCAGGAGCGATATGAGGTTGTGCAGCAGTACGTCCTCCGCCGCGCTTTGCATGACCTTTTTCCAAAAGATGCGCCAGCTGATATTTGTTCCGAGAGTGAACGATAAGCGCTAGGGTTTCTGATGTTTCTTTATCAGTTTTGATTGACCAGCTCTTTGCATACTTTCCGGATTTGCGGGGAGCATTGGCCTGGATATCCTTCTTCACAGTTTGAGCTGCTTTGCGAACATCCTTTTTCATGTCCTCCGTAGACAAATCCTTATACTCATTCAGCTCTTTCATCACAGCATCAGCAAGACCGTCAATCGACACTTTGTGGGTCATTAACGGTTCACCTTCTTGCAACGAAACTTGATAGCTTTGTTTCGGTAATTCAAGTGGTCCACCGTTTCGATTTCATAGATTTCCTCCCGGAAAACAATCCGGTAATGAGTGGAGTCCACTTTTCTTGTGATGCTGTTATAGCGAACAGTAAAAGTCAGATATTTATGGTCATTGGTAAGCCCGGCATCTTGGAACTCTGTTTCTTTTTGACTTTCTGTCCCCACCGTCGCATGGCACGAAAAGAAATCGGAAAACGTGTTGATGTGGTTTCCAATTCTATCGATCATCACATCAGCTTTTTGGATTGTGATTTTTTCAGAGAGCCTTGCAATATTCATCAGAAAGCCGCCTCTCTGTCACCAAAGAGAAGAGACCGAAGTGCCATGGTTAGTTCATGGTGGTCGGCCTCCTCTCGGTGTTCGTAGAGATAAGCTACCGTGTACATGACAGCAACTCTGGAGTTCTCGGATGCATAGAAATCGTCAGTGCTGGTAGTCCGTGTGATATCCATGCACGTCTTTTCCGCAGACCAAATAAGGTCTGCAATCAGTGCATCCTCATCTTCATCGTCAACACGAAGATAGGTTTTCATTTCATCCACAGTTACTGTCATACAAGGTCATCCTTTCTCATCAGTTGCCAGTGTTTTCTCCACCCTCTTCAGGGTCAGTGGTTTCAGGCGCGGCTTCGCCTTTCAGGTTCAGAACCTTAACGGCCTCCGGAAGGACCAGCTTGCCATCGACACGCTCTTTCGCAACGTAGCCAATCATGCCGTTGCCAGCGAAGAGCTCGCGAAGTTCGGCAAAGGAGCGAGTACCACGGTCGCCGATGTTGTAATAGGAATAATCGCCAAACGCCATCAGGGGCTTGCCAGCCGCTGCAGTCGGTGCAAACTGGGAAGTACGAACGGCATAGCCAAGGATTCGGTCCGGTTCACCCATTTGGACGCTCGGCTGCCAGAGATACTGGCCGTTATTGTCCTTAAGCTTTCTAAGGTCGCACAGGGTCTGGTCATTCATAATGAAGGACGCATTCTTCCGGTACGGTCTCTTAAGAGAATAGATAAGGCTGATGATATCATCAGTCGCAATCTTATCCTTAGCAGTCGCGCCATAAATCTGTGCGCCTTTAGTCGGGTGGAAGATACCAGTCGGTTTACCAGTGCCATCACCATTGAGGAACGCATCCTCTTCCGCATTAGCGAGTGCCTTGCCGAACTGGGTGATAATATAGTTCTCCAGGTTGAAGGCATTATCATAGAGCAGTTCCTCAGTCACCTTGATGGCAACGTGGAGCTTATAGGCATCCAGGTAAATCTGGTCGAAGGTCGCATCGCCAAAGGTCAGTGCGCCACCCTCTTCAATCCAAGAGGCCGCAGGTTTGGTCGCAGCGATATTAATCTTGTGCTGACCGGAAGTAGTGATAGTCGTTGCAAGACCACGCATGATGTTTTCTTCAGTAAGAACATCGATAAGTCTGCGGTCATACTCCTCCGGAACAAGGTAACCACCCTGTTCATCAACACCCTCCTGCAGGACATTATCAATCTGCTTGAAGTTGGTACGAAGAGCTTTCAGCATAGCGTTCTTGTACTCGTTGGAGGCACGACCGGTTTTCTCATCCTCTTTTCCAGAGAAGGGTTTACCCGTAATAGGAGAGTTCACTGGCATTTCCAGCATCTTGTCCATTTCTGCTTCACGAGTCTTGCGCTCGATTTCGTTAGTGAGAGCCTGGATGTCAGCTTCCATCTTTTCGTAAGTGGCATTGTCTTCTGCAGAAAGGCAGCCATTCTTATCTTCGTGGGAAGTGGCAAAATCCTTGGCGTTTTCCCAAAGGTTAGCTCTCTTGTTCATCAGTTCGAGAATAGTCATTTCAATTCCTCCATCAGATATAGTTTTTGATAATAGAAAGGCGCTCCATGATTTCACTCACGGGGCGTCCATCGGGTGTGATTTCTAAATCTTCAAATGTTTCTTCGCTTTTCTCATATTCCTCATCACCAGGGGTTTCAGGGAAAGGTTCGGTCTTCGGTTCAGGAATACTGTCCTGCAGTTTCTTCAAGAAGTCCTTATCCTCCCATTTCCTGGAAAACATGATGCTGTTTCTCGGAAGTGGATCTACCACCATGTAACCAGAATCATCGCTGACCCGACCAAGGATGCTATTGGCAAACCCGAGTTCCAATGCTTTACGAGCATTCATCCAGGTTTCTTCATCCATCAACTTGGAAATCTTATTCCGGGAAAGACCAGTCTTCTCAGCATAGGCATTGATGATGGACTCTTTCACTTCATCCAGTACAGCAATCGCTTTTTCGAAGTCTGCATGGTCACCATAGGCCATCATTGCGGGATTATGAATCATCAGCATTGATACCGGAGACATCACGATTTCATCACCGGCCATCGCCACAACGGATGCTGCAGATGCTGCAAGACCATCAATCATAACCGTAACCTTGCCCGGATACTGAGAAAGCATGTTATAGATTTGGGCCGCAGCAATAACGTCCCCACCGGGGGAGTTAATCCACACGGTAATGGGACCGGTTCCCTCATCCAGTTCCTCTTTGAACATGGCAGGAGTGATGTCATCTTCAAACCAGGTGGTTTCCGAGATAACACCGTCTAAAAATAGTTTTCTTTCGGCATCAGTGTCATCTTCTGCCTGGTTCTTGACCCATTTCCAAAAGTGTTTATTCATCTTCGGATTCCTCCATTTCTTCAGTATTTGGAGCAATGTTATAGGCAGCTCCCACATCCTTTAGTTTCACCAGGTTGCCGTTGACCATGTAGTTATTGCCTCCTTCTTCCTCAGAGATGAGGTCGAAGTTTTCAAGTTCACGAACATCGTTTACGGAAAGGAATCCGTTCTGGATACCTACGGCATAACCGTTCATACGGCTCTGGTAGTCTCCACGAAGAAGGCCATCCACGTTGAATTTAAAGAAGCACTTCCCTTTATCGGACTCTTTGATGAGTCTGCGATTCATGGACTGCTCCCAACGAGTGACCCAGGGGTCCAAGGTGTATTTCACAAACTCCAGACTCTGCTGTTCAATGTTGGAGAAAGTAGAGCGGTCCAGGTCGCCAATCATATGGGGTGGGATGCGGAAGATTCTCGCAATTTCATCTACCTGAAACTTTCGAGTTTCAAGGAACTGTGCCTCATTCGGAGAGATGGAAATCGGTGTATACTTCATTCCTTCTTCCAAAACCGCAATCTTGTTGGCATTACTTGAGCCACCGAATGTCTGTGTCCAGGAACGTCTCACCTTTTCGGGGTCCTTAAGCACTCCAGGGTGTTCCAAAACCGCTCCAGGTGCTGCGCCATTTGAGAAGAAGGTAGCACCATATTCCTCACAGGCGATTGCCATCCCAATGGTGTTTTTTGCCATTGCAATTGGCGAATAACCCACAAGACCATCGAACCCGAGACCAGGAATGTGGAGTACATCTTCCGGTCGGAGATTTACAAGCCCTTCCCCCATTGTGTTCGCTTCATCGTTGCTGACACGGTAGGAGTAATAAAGCTGACCATTTTCATCTCGGTCCACTGTCATACGGTTTGGCATGAGCGGGTAAAGAGCAATCACTTCTCCCTTGCCATTTCGAATGACCTGGGCATAAGCATTCCCCCATAACAGCAGGTGCGTCATGAGGGTTTCTCTGAATAGAAACGAGGTCATTTCCGGATTCGGTTCATCGTGAAGTAAAAAGTAAAGAGGATCATCAACTGCCATCTGTTTGCTACCGCTTTCACCATATCGGTAATAGTGAAGTGGCAAGCCTGCAATGGCTTCAGCGAGTATTCTGACGCAGGCATAAACCGCTGTCATTTGCATCGCTGTATGCTCGTTGACTCGTTTGCCGGATGTGGATGCTCCTAAATAGAAAGCATAGGAGCTGCCAGCTGTTCGGTTTTGAGGCTTGTCCCTAGACCGAAACAGCCCAGAAAAAATGCTCATAAAGAACTCCTTTTCATAGTTGACTGTTTAATACTCATATTGCAAAATGTTGAAAAGAGGTGATTTCCATGGGTGAATGGGTAAAAGTTAAAGTATTCAACAATGGTGAGATGATGGATTATTTCATTGGTGACAGCGACGAGGCTGCCATCTATGCAGAATCATGGCTCAAGTCCGGTATGACAGCCGTTGGCATTGAATACCTTGAAGACAAAATGAATGAGATGTGTACCATTGACTTTGGTGATTAAAACACCAATAGTCCTCTTTGGTCATACACGCTCTCTGATGGAGTGCCCTCATTTCGAATAGCCCTATCAAGTGCCATAATCAATGCAACGACACAGTCGATTTTCTCAGTGGACTTTTCTTTGTCCGCTTTGATGTTCCCGGCTGGATCAGTTCGAATAAAGACGTTGTCCATGCACCATGCCAACACAGGGTGGCCGCCATGGGCAATTCTTTTTTCCAACGTTAGTTTCATCAATTCTTTGGTGGGCGGAGACATGGATGCATATCCCTGGCCGAACGGCACGACTGTAAATCCCATACCCTCGAGGTCCTGGGACAGCTGAGTAGCGCCCCATCGGTCATATGCAATCTCTCGGATATTGAACCGCTCACCGAGTTTTTCGATGAACTTCTCAATGAACGCATAATGGATTACATTCCCTTCTGTCGTTTCGAGATACCCTTGTCTTTCCCAGACATCGTATGGAACGTGGTCTCGTTTGACCCTAAGGTCGAGAGTTTCCTCCGGAACCCACACGTAAGTCAACACCTGGTATTTGTCTTCATCATCCTCCGGAGGGAATACCAAAACGAAAGCAGAAAGGTCCGTGGTGGAAGACAAGTCGAGGCCGCCATAGCAGACACGGCCTTCCAGTTCCTTTTCTTCAATCGGATATGCACAGGCATTCCACTTTTCCATTGGCATCCATCGGACAGACTGTTTCACCCATTGATTGAGGCGAAGTTGTCGGAAGGAGTTCTCTTCTCCCGGATTCTGTTTGGCCGATTCACAGGCCGCTTTGACCTTATCGATACCAACGGTGATGCCAAGGGATGGATTTGCCTTTTTCCAAACCTCCGGATCAGTCCAGTCCTCATCTTCTGCAGCCCCATAGATTACGGGATAGAAGGTGGGGTCTATTTTTCTGCCCTCCATAATGTCGAGTGCTTTTTGATGAGTTTCATAACAGATGGAATGGGTATCTGTTCCTGCTGTCGTTATCAGGAAATACAACGGTTGCATTCGAGCATCCCCGGAGCCCTTCGTCATAACGTCAAAGAGCTTTCGGTTCGGCTGAGTATGGAGCTCATCGAAAACCACGCCATGGATATTGAAACCATGCTTGGAATAGGCTTCTGCAGAAAGGACCTGGTAGAAGCTATTGGTCGGTTGGAAGATAAGACGCTTTTGGGAAGCAAGGATTTTCACACGTCGATTGAGTGCCGGACACATACGAACCATGTCAGCAGCAACCTCAAAAACGATGGATGCCTGTTGGCGATCGGCTGCACAACCATAAACTTCGGCCCGCTCCTCATTGTCTCCACAGCAAAGGAGCAGAGCCACAGCAGCAGCGAGTTCACTCTTCCCCATCTTCTTGGGAATTTCGATGTAGGCCGTATTGAACTGACGGTAGCCATTAGGCTTAAGAACACCAAAAAGGTCACGAATGATTCGCTCTTGCCAATCAATGAGTTCAAAAGGCTTTCCAGCCCAGGTTCCCTTTGTGTGGGATAGGCACTCAATGAATCCAACAGCATAGTCGGCCACTTTTTCATCGTAGTGTGAGTCCTTTGCCATAAACCTCGTCGGCTTATAGCCTTTGAGTTTTCGCATCTTTTCACCTCCTTTTGGGCACAAAAAAAGCACCCCCGAAGGAGTGCTAAATTATAACGAATTGTTTATCCCTTTACCAACTTGCCATCGCGAATGTGATACATTGTACCTTCTTCATCCATCATGTATTCGGCAATGTCATTCATGGTAATCGTGCAGTCTTTTTCTACATAACCAGAGCCATTTGTGAAAACCCCATGCGTCGGGTCATCTTTATAAATAATGAGATCCCAATTATGGTCGTTTTTTTCAACATAGTTTGTATACCAATCAACGATTGCTTCATCGGTCACTTCAGCTTTATCAACCGTCACACGAGAATACTCACCGATAAATGCTGTCCTGGATCCATTATAGATACTTTCTACAACTGCATCTTTGTAGAATGGTTTGTCTCCACAACTGGTTAAAACAAGCAAAGCAACAACCGTAAGCATCATGATGATTGCCGTAATAACTCTTCCTTTATTGCGTCTGATAGTCATAATGACCCCTCCTTTTACATTTGCAAATACTATTTTATCACAAAAGAAAAGATTGTTATTACATCATCTTAAAGAAATAGATTGTTTTGAGTCATTTACAGGCTCATCTTGAAAGCCGGAATCATGTCATCTTCAAAACCGTAGCGGTCTTTAATCTCGCAGGTTCCTTCCAGCTTGCAGCCCTGTTTCTCCAGTTCGGCGATTGTGTGAATCAATCCGGAGAAGGTGCTGCTGATGGTGAATTCGTGGTAGCCGTATTTCTTAAGATCTCGAATCATGTCGGGAATGTCGTGGTCCCAAATAATCTCGCCGAAGTTCGGCATGTCGTTCTCTGATGCAACTGCGTAGTAGTATGCCGCTACGAAAACCTGGCTGAACTCATCAATCTGCCAAGTGGCTTTTCCTGCTTCAATGGCCTTATCAATCATTTCAATTCTTTTCATGGGGTTATCCTCCTTTGTTTTTCTACACTATATATCACTCTAAAAGCACATATTATCAAGCTATTATGGAATCATATATGTACCAAAGAATGACGTTCCAAATTGTGTAGTTTAGTTGTAATCATTCAGGAGAATACAGAGTGCCATTTCTGCTTCTTTGCAAGTCGGATGCAGGTCCCAGCCTCTATCATAATGGGCTACTTTTTCATCACCGATTCTGATTTCCAGCTTGCTGATTCGGCCTCCATTGACGCCATAATCTTCACTGGGCTCTTCGTAGTGTTTCACCCAATACTGGCATTTAATGGTTTTCTCTCCACAAGGAATTCCGATAATGCCTTCGCTCCAATTTCTGTCATTGAACATAGTGTTCTCCTCCTTTGTTTTGGTACCCTATATATCACTCTAAAGGCACATATTATCAAGCCGTTTTCAGCCTAAATATGTGCCAAAGAGTATGTGCATTATTTGTGTACTTTACAGGAGAATCTTGTCGCCATGCAGAATAAACTGGAGGTATTCTCTGGGGTGCTCATCAATGTAACAAACCAGCTCGAAGAAGTTACATTCAAAAGCAAGTTTCTGAACTTCATACCCGGAACACATATTTACTAGTCCGGTATCCCGAATCGTCATGATTTGGTCGAGGATGATGTCAGTCATTATCCTCACCCACTTTCTCGACATGATCCACTCCGTAGACCACATTCAGTGAGGAGCCGTTATCCCATCGAACCACGATGGAGCCGATGTCATCCACCCACACCACAGTACCAAGTGTGCCTGGAGCAGGAGCTTGGAAATCATCCATGCTCACCAAGCGAACCCTGGTGCCTTCCGGGTATTCTTTGCGAAGACGTTTCACTACTTCTCTTCCAGGTCCAAACATCACTTGGCACCTCCTTTGAAAGCAGTGCTTCCGGAAAGGTTCTGCAAGAGGACTTTGCGGTCAGCTTTGAACTCGTCCCCGATAAACCCGAGCCGGAGAAGGAAACAGCGAAATGCGTACTTCTCGTTTTCGACAGGCTTCGATGTCGGAGCAATTCTCTTCTGCGTTTTGGCCATTTCGCAAATTGCGTTGATGAAGTGTGTGATGGCAGTTGCTTCCTGAGGAGCCAGTTCATGCTGAATCCAGGCAAAAACGTAATCTCCGTCCTTCTCCTGAATCGCCATAGTCTCTGCGCCGAGGGCTTTCTGCATAAGGTCACCTTTGGCAACAAGCAAGTTGTCAAGATTCCGAATCGCTTCGTCAGAAAAGCTATCTTTCGGCACTGTTACCGTAAAGGTTCCTTCTGTGATTTCCACTTCCGAATCCTCGGTTTCATCAATCGGGGTGTAGCCCTTGGTTTTAAGAAAGGCAACCAGGTCTTTGACGTCTTCCTGTGGCCAATCTTCTGGAATGTCCAGAAAACCCTCTCGAGTAATGGTCAGGTCGCCAATGGAGTAGGTCTGTTTGGCCACTCCGTTATAGTGGCTTTCCATTCCGGTGTGCTCTGACAGGGCCTTGCCGAGGTCCTTTCTCATGCTGCCTCTTACGTTGAAATCGATTGTCATGGTATGTACCATCCTTTCTTTTTTGGTACGTACATATATCGCTCTAAAAGGCATAAATATCAACATGAATTAGTGCACAAGAAAGGTCTTCTGAAGTTGTGCAGATTACAGTTCGACCTCTTTCACAAGTTCAGCATAGTGAAAGACTTGGTCTCCCCGCTCTACATAAACATTGTTCTCGTCCCCAGTATCCTCAACATAACGGCGAAGGATGACGGAGGCATACTTTTCATCGAGTTCTGACATATAACAGATACGGTTCATCTGGTCACATGCCATCAGTGTTGACCCGCTCCCACCAAAGGTATCAAGGACGATTGCGTTGGCAGCAGTTGAATTACCAATGGGATAGCCCAGCAGGTCCAAAGGCTTACTGGTAGGATGGTTCTTGTTTCGCTTCGGTTTATCAAAATTCCAGATGGTTGTCTGACTCCGGTCGGAGTACCACTTGTGTTTTCCATTCTGTAGGAAACCGAAGAGCACCGGTTCATGCTGCCACTGATAGTCAGACCGTCCGAGTACCAGGGAGTTCTTTGCCCAAATGCAAACGGATGCCAAATGGAACCCGGCATCGATAAATGCCTTCCGGAAGTTCAGGCCCTCCGTGTCGGCATGGAACACATAAGCAGAACCACCGTTTTCGAGATGGTCCGCCATGTTCTTAAAGGCCGCAAATAGGAACTGATAGAACTCATCACCTTTCATGGAGTCATTCTGAATGGTAAGCCCATCAGAGCTCTTGAAGGAAACACCATAAGGAGGATCTGTCAGAACAAGGTTTGCCTTTTTGCCATCCATGAGCCGTGCGACATCTGCCGGGTCAGTAGCATCGCCACACAAGAGTCGATGTCTTCCGACGTGCCACAAATCACCACGCTCAACAAAGCTGGCTTTTTCAAGAGCAGCATCCAGGTCAAAGTCATCGTCTTTGGCATCAGAATCTGTTCCACCGAAAAGG